TTACGCCGAAGCAGCGGGTTATTCAGGATGAGCCGGTGACGGGTTTGTCGGATTTGGAGTTGGCTGATGAGTTGGAGGCTCAGGTGTTGCATTTGAGGGTGGTTGAGAACAATGGCTAGAACTCCGGGTGGTTTTGGTGTGAGGCGTCCTGATCGGTCTATGCGGATGCAGCCGGGATCGTTCAACATGGATCCGGGGATGCGTGCCCCGGACGAGTTCACGGATGTGGCTTCTGCGGGGTACAGGGAGCAGGCGAAGCGTGTCGCTGAACGTGGCGGCGACAAGCAGTATGCTACTTCCGTGGAGGAGGAAGAGGCTGACGCTGAGGCTGATGAGCGGCGCAAGCAGTTGATGTTCGTGTTGGCCGCTTTGATTGGTGGTGGTGCTGCGGGCATGGGTGCCAGTAGGGCGATGGGTCCGGGTGCCCGTCCGGGTTTGGGTGTGGGTGCCCGTAATCCTACTCAGGCGGAGTGGAACGCCATGAAGATGCGCCCGGGGCGCGATCAGGCCGCAGACATGATGAGGGCCAAGGGCATAAAGCCCGGGTACACGTCTGGCGGTGGCTTCGGTGTAGCAGACCTACTGGCGTCAGGAGGGCACCTCAACCGGAGAGGGCAGATGATGGATTGGATAAATAGGATACTGGACGGCAAGAAATCCGGCGCCGCTCTAGACGTAGCCGGATTTGGTGGGATGGTGTCTCCGATGGCGCATGACATGGTTCAGCGTTACAGGCGGGATGCAAGACCGTTTGGACCCGGAGATTGAATCTTGACCGTAGACGACGCTTGGAAGCACGAATGACTACAGGTGCTGACAGGCGCCACAAGGAGCGTGAGGACTTTGACCGTTCGGGGGTTGTACCGTGGTCGTGGGAGACTGGCGGCAAGTTTCGCCCGAAGCCGTTCTGGGAAAGGCATGACTTGTTTCACGATGAGGAACCTTTGGAGTGCGGCTTGGAGAACCCTGAGGTGTGTGAAGCATGCGAGTAGGCCACTGGGTGGTGTGCACCGTGGTCACGGTCATGTTCGCGTGTGTAGCCTTTACGGTCTGGGGTTTGGGTCGGACGTTACAATCGTTGTTCGACTAGATGAGCGCCCTCTCTGAACTACGCCGCGAAGCAGAGTGGCGACGCTGCATAACGGACGAGAAGTTCTTCCTAGAGAACTACTGGCATATTGCTCACCCCGCCCGGGGTCGCATACTGTTCAACTTGCGCGGTGCGCAGTCGAACGCGTTGAACCATTGGGACGAACACAGGTACAGTTTGACGTTGAAGGCCCGCCAGATCGGGTGGACCACACTCGTATCGGCGCACCAGTTCTGGCTGGCGTTCTTTCACGATGACCAGAACATCATTGATCTGTCTCGTACGGAACGTGAGTCGGTACTGTTGTTGCGCAAGTCGAAGTACGGGTTTCAACATCTACCAGAGTGGATGTTGGAGCGTGGTCCGGATTCGCTGGTGGAGCATCAGCAGAAGATGGGGTTCAGTAACGGTAGCATGATTACGTCGATGCCTTCGGCATCGGATCCTGCCCGTGGCGAGTCAGCATCGTTAGTTGTAGTCGATGAGTGGGCGTTCTTACCGAACCCTGAGGAAGCGTGGGCATCCATTGAACCAGTGGCAGATGTGGGAGGCCGAATCATTGGTCTTAGTACGGCGAATGGAAGCGGAAACTTCTTCCACGAACTTTGGGTGGGGTCTTCCACGGGCACAAACCGTTTCGCGCCGATGTTCTTTCCGTGGTCTGCGACGGAAGATCGGGACGAGTCGTGGTATCTGTCGAAGAAAGAGTCGATGTTGCCTTGGCAGTTGGCTCAGGAGTATCCGACGACGCCTGAGGAGGCGTTCATAAAGTCGGGTAACCCGGTGTTCGATTTGGATGTGTTGGAGGACATGAAGCGGCACGAGGAAGAGGGCCAGCGCGGCTACCTGTGGGAGCCGCACAAGAAGTTTGTGGAGTTCAGGACTGATGCTCACAGTTTGGCGTGAACCAGTCGCCCATCGGGCGTACTGTCTGGGGGTTGACACGGCGGAGGGGCTGGCGCACGGGGACTATTCGTGCATTCAGGCGCTGGATGTGCGTTCCGGGGAGCAGGTCGCCATCTGGCATGGTCACATCCCGCCGGATACGTTGGCTACCGAAGTTTACCGTATGGCGCTGTGGTACAACGACGCTTTGACGTGTGTTGAGTCGAACAACCACGGGTTGACCACTATCGTCCAGTTGCGAAACATGGGGCATCCGAACATGTTTCGGAAGCGGACGTTGAATACTACGATGGCGCGGGTGTCGCAGGAGTTCGGGTGGAAGACCACACGAACATCGAAGCCGTTGCTGATCGACGATCTGGGTATGGCGCTCCGGTCGGGGGAGTTGACGATTCACGACCGGTACACGATAGCGGAGTTGCGTACATATACACGCAATGAGCGGGGGTCGATGAGTGGATCACCGCATGATGATCGGGTTATGGCGTTGGCTTTGGCGAACGAGATGCGCCAGTACGCCTTCATGCCGGAGTTTGTGCAGAAGGTCGACGATTATTGGACCGTGGATTGGTTTGCACGCATGGTGAAACCGGACGAAACCCCCGATTTGCATATCGGTGCGCACACGATGCGTGGGACACTCTGATCTTAGTGTTTAGACGACAGTGGAGGATACATGTCAGCAGCAGGTAAGTTCGTTTCGCACACCAACGGTACTCGTACCATTGACGGCGCTTCGGGCAAGAACGATAAAATGGAGCGTGGCTCTTCGGTGTCAGCCAACCCGATTTGGGAACCGGCTATACCGAACTCTCCGAAACAGCGTTTCGGCACCCCCAAATACGCCCAGCAGACCGGTGGCTACGGTGAGGTTACGGTACGCGAAACCCCCCTCAACCAGCATGGTCTTGCCGGGAAGGTTGAGCCATCTAAGCCTCAGCCCGACTTGAAGGGTCATAACGCTGCACCACACACTAAGCGTCCGTAACTGTGGCGGTCCTCCCCCGGGAGGCGACCTACGGAGAGTTCTGCAAGTATGTGGTGGGGCTACGTGGGCCGCTGGCCGATGTTGAACTGGATGAACTATGGGAACGCCGTCAAAGGCTGCTTGGGATCAGGTTCGTAACTGGTCGGGGTTACCGATCCACGTTGCCACCCGAGGAGCAGCATCTAAGCCGGAAAGAGCGCGGCCAGAAGGCCGAGATGGAAGCGCGCGCTCAGGGACGTAACATCGAACGCTTGCCGGACAAGGCGATGTTCTAATGGCACAGAAGTCTAAGGCTGAACGGTTCGAGGTGACGCTGCGCAGACTGCGCGCGTCTGCCCGCTGGCGTGACGAGATGGGCTACGACAGCCTGTGGCGTCGCATGAACGACCTGTACCGGGGCAAGCATTGGCCGAGGACTACAATATCCACGGAAGACATGATTACGGTGAATCTGGCGTTCAGCACAGTGAACGTTATCGCACCGTCAGTGTCGGTGAATCATCCCAAGATCGTGGTGTCACCCACGAGGCCAGAGGATCAGGACCGCGCAGCGTTCGTTGAGGCTGTGGTCAACTATCTTTGGCGTCACCACGATTTCAAGAAGCCGTTCCGGCGTGCTGTCAAGGATTTCCTGATTTTCGGTCACGGCTGGGTAAAGGTCGGGTGGAAGTTCTTGGAGCAGGAACGGATGCTCGCCGATGCGGAACGGGAAGACCTGTTTGGTGAGGCGGTCGTTGAGACTGACACGTTTGCTGCGGAACGTCCCGATCTGGCGTCGGGTCTACCGACGGATTTGGAGATTGAGGCCAGTATTCCGCAGACTGCGATGACGGTGGTGGAGGATCAGCCGTTCGTCGAACGGATCAGTCCGTTCGACATGTATGTGGATCCTGAGGCGACCTGCATTGAGGATGCGAAGTGGATTGCCCAGAGGATCACACGACGGTTGGAGGATGCCAAGTCTGACAAGCGGTACAAGGCTTCGGCTAGGAAGCGTTTGACGGCGGATTCGACGCTGTTCCCGATGTATGACAACACGGAGCGGCAGGAACGGGAAGAGTACCTCCGCGAAGAGGACCGGGTGGTCATCTTGGAGTTCTACGATGTGACGGAAAACACCATGAGTGTGTTTTCCATGACGGGGGACGACTATCTGGTTGACCCGTTCCCGATGCCGTACGCTTACGGGCAGCCGTTCGTGATGCTGCGCAACTACGACGTGCCGGACCATTTCTACCCGATGGGTGATTTGGAGTCCATCGAATCATTGCAGTTGGAGTTGGACAAGACGCGTTCGCAGATGATGAACGCCCGGAAGCGTTACGCCCGCAAGTACCTGTACCATGAGCGTTCGTTTGGCCCCGAGGGACGCGAGGCGTTGGAATCCGATCAGGATGGTCGGTTGGTCCCGGTGGTGGATGAGAACAAGCCGTTGAGCGAGGTTGTGGTTCCGATGCCTCAAACCCCGTTGTCGCCGGAAATCTACAACATGTCGGAGATCGTGGAGCAGGACATCAATACGGTGTCTGGCGTGTCGGAGTACGCACGGGGTCAAATGCCGGAGATTCGGCGTACGGCTACGGAAGCGAGCATTATCGCCGATGCCGGTAATGCCCGCGCTGCAGACAAGTTGGCGATTATTGAGATCGGCATCTCCCACATTGCACGCAGGGTTCTCCAGTTGATTCAACAGTTTATGACTGGTGAGGATATGGCGAGGGTGGCAGCCCGGTCGGGGGAGAGTCTGTTCGTTCGCTACACCCGTGACGACATCACGGGTGAGTACGATTTCAGCGTGGAGGGTGGTTCCACGCAACCGATCAATGACACCATTCGCAAGCAGCAGGCCGTGTCGCTGATGAACGCCATAGCGCCGCTGATCGGTGTGGTCATCGACCCCGCTGCGTTGGCGCGCTACGTGTTGCAGCAGGGCTTCGACATAAAGGATCCGGACAAGTTTATTATGGAACAACCGCAGCAGGAACCTGCACCGGGAGGGGGACCTCCGGGCGAACCTCAGGGTGGTGCCGGTGTTCCTGTACCGGGTGGCCCCCCAAGCATGGGGGCGTTTGCTCCCACGGGTGGGGTGCCTCCAGAGTTGGTGGCGCAACTCCAAGGCCAGATGGGTTTGGAGTTACCGTCGCTGTAGCGGGACAACCGTCCCGTGTAGATAGGAGCAACCTAACGGACTCCGAGAGAGGAAAGTAAATGGACGAGGATGTTGTGGAATCCACTGAGGTGGATACTCCGGATTCTTCGGTGGAGGTTCAACAGGAACCAGCGTCGGACGCCTACACCATAAAGGTGGATGGGGTGGAAGAGCAGGTCAGTCTGGACGAACTTCGGGACGGGTACCAACGTCAGGCGGATTACACCCGTAAGACGCAGGAGTTGGCATCCGAACGTAAACGGTTAGAGCAAGCGGAAGCCATTGTGTCTTCTCTGGAGTCAGATCCGGAGGGAACATTGACGGCTTTGGGAGATGCTTTTGGCGTGAATCAGGCAACCTACACTCCAGCACCAGTTCGACGAGCGGAGTCTTTCGACGACGCTTGGGAGCAGGTGGAGGAACAGGAACCGGATGCCACGTCAGAACGGATCACACACCTAGAGTCCCGGCTGGCTGCTCAGGACCGTATGCAGAGACGACAGGCAGTAGAGAAGCAAGTAGAGGACTTACAGACGGAGTATGGCGACTTTGATCCCTCCGACCTGTTCCAGCATGCGTTGCGACATAAGATCGGCAACTTGGAGGCGGCGTTGACGCACATGCGTTACGGCGCTGTTGTTGATCGTGCAACGAAGTTGGAGAAGGAGCAGGAGCGGACCGAAGCGAAGCGTGATGCCAGTGTGGTGGATCCCTCGGGTTCCAAGCAGGCTGGGTCTACGCGGAGTGCCGCGCCGAAAAAGGTGTCCTCTATCCGTGAGGCGTTTGAGAACGCCAAGCGGGAACTTGCCTCATAACCAACACAGAGAGGTGACAGATCATGGCTGGTAACACAGCATTCGACGAACTTCTGTCTACCACCCTGAAGAACTACGTCCCGAAACTCACTGACAACATTTTCTCGGCTAGACCATTGTTCTACGCCTTGACGAACGGTCAGACTATTCGGCGCGTTTCAGGTGGTACGAAGATCGTCGTCCCGATTATTTACGGGACAAACAGTACGGCCGGTTCGTACGCGGGCACGGATACTATCGACATTACGGCTCAGACCGGCATTTCAGCCGCTGAGTACGACTGGAGACAGTATGCTGCCACCGTGACGATCAGCGGTATTGAGGAAGCCAAGAACAACGGCGAAGCCGCCATCATCGACCTGCTGGAAGGCAAGATCTTCCAGACGCAGGAAACGGTGATTGAGAACATGAACACCATGTTCTGGGCGGATGGTACTGGTAACGGTGGTAAAGACTGGAATGGTCTGCACCTGATTGTTGCCAAGCCCAACACGTCGCTGGGTGGAATCGACCCGACTGACGCAGGCAACTCGTGGTGGAAGTCCACCGAGACGGACGAGAATGGCGCTTTGACGCAACTCACGATGGCAAACGTCTACAACAGCATTTCGGTTGGTAACGATCAGCCGACGATCATCATTACCACGCAGGCTTTGTACGAGAAGTACGAGTCGCTCCTGAGTGACCAGATTCGGTATACTGATACCGATGTGGCCGATGGCGGGTTCCAGAACCTGCTGTTCAAGGGCGCACCCGTTACCTTCGATGGGGCTGCAACGAGTGGGCAGATGATGTTCCTCAACACCAAGTACCTGCAGTTGGTGGCTCACAGCGATGTCTGGTTCAAGCCGACACCGTTCGTGCGTCCCACTAATCAGGACGCTGTGTTCTCACAGTTGCTGGTCTACGGCAACTTGACATGCAGCAACCGTGCCCGTCAGGGTTACATGTTTGGCGCCACGGCCTGATAGACAGTTCGTCGCCACGGGAGGAATCATGGCACGGGGTTTCGCATACGCATACAAACAGGGTCAGCGCCCCGCAGGAGTTCCTGCGGGCAACTACAAGACGCTCAACCCCGAGGGTCACGCCGTTGGGCATGACCGACGTATCCACCGCGTAAACCCCACCCCCACCCATGAACCTCCCGTGGCGGCCCCCCCTGCGTGTACAGCCACAACCAAATCGGGTGCAGCCTGCAAGGCGAAGCCCATGGGTGGCACCGATTGCTGCGTCTTCCACACCACTTAGGAGCGTCTCGTGCAACTTAGCGCAATGCGCGACCATGTTCGTAACGTGGTTGACATAACATCGAACGACATCACTGACGCCACGATGAACACGTTCATCCGTGAAGGGTACGATATCATCGTGTACTCTGAGAAGCGGTGGCCGTTCTACGAGGTTGCGTTGACGTTCGACACGGTGGCGTCGCAGAAGGATTACACGATGGCGGAAGTGGGAACCGCCCTGAGTTTCACTCACGACGGTGTGACCTTCTCTGGGGCATCAGCCCCAAAGAATGTCGGGGTGCGTGAAGTCGCGGCAATGAAGACCAGCAATCACGTATTGGAATACATCGGCTACGATGTAGGTGACATCATCTACCCGTTGGATTCCAACTCCACGGGTAATCCGTGGTACTGGTCGACGTGGAACGCTGGCACCAGCGCGTCGGCTGCGGTAACCAACCAGACGATCCGCCTGTACCCGACGCCATCTCAGGTTCAGACGATTTCTATTCGCGGCTACCGCAATCCGGTGGATTTCGGTGGCACGACCGCCGTGTACCGGACGGCGATTGCCGATGCGAACACGCCGGATCTGCCGGTGCCGTTCAACAACGTGCTGACTCTGTACGTCCTGTACCGGTCGTATCAGCAGCAGGAAGACGCTGCGATGGGGCAGCAGTATTATTCGCAGTTCATTCAAGAGTTGGATAATCTGCGGGCACGGTTTGAGGATTCCCCGGCTCCGCAACCGTTGATGCTGAACAGCATCCGGGCGTCACGTTGGCTGTCGCAGTCGTACATGCCGGGTAGGCTACGTTATTCTTGGGAACTGTAGATGCCTCTACAGGCGGATACGAAGGTAGCCCGGGGCGGGGATGCGTACCGGTATGAGGAGAAGTCAGACTTCAAGGGTGGTCTGAATCTGCGTGCCGACCAGTTCAACATTGCACACAATGAGTCTCCGGCCATGTTGAATGTGGAAGTGGACCCGCGTGGGGGCGTGCGACGCCGCGATGCTGTGACAAAGGTCAACGCTACGGCGTTGGACAACAAGATTATCAGTCTGATGTCCCACTATGAGGCTGGCACGAATCAGGTTCTGGTCGCAGCGTTGGATCCGGCGACCACCAAGTCGCAGATCTTCTATAACGCTGATGCGACCGGGAACTTTACCGGTCCCATCCAAGTGGGGGGTGTCGACGCCTATTTCGACACGGCGCAACCACCCCAACATGTGACCTTCAACGACGATACGTACATTGTGAACGGGGTGATGCTTCACAACGATTCGGGGGTAACAACTAGTTCTGCCTTGAAGTGGGACGGGGCGACGGCAACAGCCCCCATCCCGGATATCGATGGTTCGGCCGGGCACTTTCCGTGCGCCCGCTACACGACAACATGGGCGGAGTTCGTGTGGGTCGCCTACACGTTGGAATCCGGCACTACACACAAGAATCGTGTCAGGTTCTCAGCGGTAAACGACGCAGAGAACTGGACGGCCACCGACTACATCGACATTGACATCGGTGAGGATGGCGACCACATAACGGCCATTATCGCAGATGCTGACCGGCTACTCGTTTTCAAGCAGAACAGCATCTACGCGATCTACGGGTTCAGCCGCGATTCGTTTGAGGTGCGCAACCTCACCCGCACCGCCGGATGCCGGGAAGGAACGCAGCCTGTAGCAGCAACCGCTGGCGTGTTCTTCTGGTACGCGGAAGAGGGCATTTACATTGTGGCATACGATAATGTGGCATGGGTGTTTGAGCGGATCAAACCGGCAATGACCTACGATGTCGGTCAACCAGCGATGACGCTGGACACTCCACCGTCACTGATGTGGTTCGATGAACGCCTGTGGGTGTCCGTGGACTACCAGTCCGATGACAACATTTCGGGGTCCAGTCAGAACAACCGGCGCAACGTGTTCGTATGGGACCCGTCGCTGGGTCCCACCGGGTCATGGACCCGGCATGACATCAACGCCCGGTCGCTGTTGGCATACCGTCCTTCGGGTGCCGAACACTTTGGGATAGCGGTCACATCCAACATCACTACTGTTGCTTCGTTTGACCGTATCTCCAAGTTGGATCAGAACTACGACTACGACGACTACGTGGGTGCCGTCAGCGAAATCAACTCGTTCTATCACACCGGATGGTTTGAGGGCAACCGGCCCACGTTCCCGAAACGGTGGGGAAAGACACGCACCGTTGTCCTGTCGGACAACCCCACTGTGATCGTGATGTACGTCTACAAGAACTATGATTCCAGTACGGCGCTGGCAGGTTATTCCAAGACCATGAGCGGCATGGACACTCCCGCCGTGTGGGATGCTGGGGTTAGCGTCTGGGATGACACTGACTGGCAGGCAGAGGGTACGTCTGACAAGTATGGGTTTGGTCGCTGGCCGACGATTGGGACAGCGCAGGCTATTAGTCTGAGGTTTAGTGTTTCCCCCACCGTGTCCACGCGGGGCAAGTGGGGGGTAACATCGGTCATCAGCATGTACAGGACTCGGAGGTTGCGGTAAATGGCTGCTTTGGCGGTTACGAATGCGTTCGTGGCGGCGACAAACATTGTCGCCTCACAGATGAACGCCAACTTCACTGATATAGTCACTTGGGCCACAGGAACCCCCACCCTGTCCACGTCGGGGTCTGCTACCACGGTGAGTGGCACGTTGTCGGTGACGGAGGTGGCTTCATTTGGGGATCAAATCTATTTACATGGTTCTAGTCAATACATCCAGTTTGAGGGTTCGGCGGCTGACGCCCATGAAACCTTTATCGCTGCCACAAATGCCACGGCAGACAGGACGATCACGTTCCCGGACGCCACCGGGACGGTGGCGTTGACTTCCGACATCACGTCCCCAACATGGAATGACGCTAACAACATTCTCACCAACTCAGTCTTCAACTAAGGAAAGTAGAACATGGCAACATACTCAAAGGTCAAACTGTCGGAAAGCACCAGCGGCAAGAACGTCAAGGTTGTTGCTACCGCTACGGCGGGAACGACCATCCACACGGCGGTCGCAGGGGCGTCTGATCTGGACGAGATTTGGCTATACGCGTGCAACACCGACTCGGTGGACAGGAAACTGACCATCGAATGGGGTGGCACAACTTCACCCGACGATCTAACCGAACTAACCCTGACCACTGAGGCGGGCTGGGTGCTGGTCGTACCGGGGCTGCTGTTGAACGGTGGTCTGTTGGTGAAGGCGTTTGCTGCCGCCGCGAATGTGGTGGAAATGAACGGCTACGTCAACCGTATAACTGCCTAGCAAATGTTCCGTCAGGATCGCACCAACCCGTCTACCGCCATATCCAACTGGCGGGGGCGGCATGACACGCCGAAGGCGTGGCCGTCTACTGGCGTGTCTACTTGGTTGAATGGCGGCCTGTTCGGTGCTGTTACACCGATGACGGCGTTTGGTGGGATCATCACGCAGTATGAGGATTCTGGTACGACGTATCGGGTTCATACGTTCCGTGGGTCAGGCAAGTTTCTGGTGTCTGATGGTGCGGCTGATGTGGATTATCTGATT